TTTAAAATTTAAGTCATCTGTCGTGGTTGAGTGCGCTAATAGGCAATCCGATATTAGGGTTAAAAATGCATTGATAGAGAGAGCTGAAGATATGCTAGAAAAAGCTGATAGGTTAATTATAGAGCATAAGGGGTAGATGATGTTAAGCAGTGAGCAAGTGAAGAAGATAGCTGAGGGTGTCGGATTAGAGTTTGCCAGATTCGACCAAGACTCTGTTCGAGTAAGGAGAAAAGCAAAAGCAAGTGATTCGTTAATTGGCAAGGCTTTTGATTATGTTGGCACTTTTGATCCTGAAAACAATAATGGTGATGCTATGCAGGTATTCAAAGCATTAGTAGATGAGTGCAAGGATAGTAATTTTGAGCTAGACATGAGTCACGGTCGCATATGTATTGAAAATCATTACGACGCAGATGGTGAAATTGGAATTTTTAGCGAAGACTTCAACAACGAATCAATCTGTTTAGCCTATCTAGCCGTTAAGGAGTTAAGCGAATGAGCTGGGAACAAGAAAGCAAGAAGAATCCAATGGGCGCTTTAATAATCGAGTTGCTGTTTGGCTGGTTATTCCAAGGCAAGACTATATTTGACGAAGATTAATAGAGAGGTTAGTTATGAAGTACAGAAAGAAATATTGCGCCAAGTGTAAAAAAGAAGCTAACCCGCCTATGGGCTTTGGCATGGATGATAAGAGTTATTGTGAGCCTTGTGCCATGGAGATTTATAATTCTAGACCACATGCGGGATTGGTAGCGACAAGTAACCGTATTATTAGAAGCGATGTCGCTTAATTAGTATAAATATGGATGTTAATAAATTATTGAATGACGGTTACGGCCATTTGGTGCTACTGGCAATTCAAATTAATGAGATTAAACAATGAGCGATAAACCCATAAAAGTACTCGTCTCCGGAACAGACGACTTGTCGAACACCGTGGCTAAAGTCCTAAGACGATGCAAGTACCCTCACTACGAAGTGGTGCGTTACGAAGACTTACCGCCCGAAGGCTTGAACGCCGATGAATTCCATGGGGTATGGATCGGGAGTGAAGTTCTTAAGCTTCTACCATAGACTCTAATTGACATCCATACCCATTGGGTGATAGAGTGATTCACCTTTTTAAAAGTACCGGAGTAGCACCAGAATGATTAACGTATTAGACCACGGCCACGTACAGCTTGTTGATAGCATGGGTAGCGATTTATCCATTTCACGTAATGCTCGAGTATCTTATGATGCCGAATGGAGAGCTGGTGAAGATGAGAAGAGTGACGCTAAGTTGATTAAGTATCTATACAATAATAAACACAACACGCCATTCGAGTCAGTCACATTCACATTCGACGTTAAGGCTCCCATTTTTGTACTCAGGCAGTGGCACCGTCATAGAACCTGGGCATTTAATGAATTGAGCGCTCGATACCGCCCACTGGCTGCTGAGTTTTATGTACCAATGCCGCACTTACTCGGTAAGCAAAGTACTGATAACAAGCAGATGCGTGACGTAATGACACCAACTGATTGGGCATTCGTCGACACCGATGTGGCACAGGAAGCCATTGACGTTACTAAACTCATGCGTTTCCAAAATGAGCAATCTTTCATAATGTATGAAGACTTACTATCAAGAGGCGTACCCCGCGAATTAGCTCGCTCTGTTTTACCATTAGCAACGTACAGTCATATGTTCGGCACTGTGAATTTACATAACCTATTCGGTTTCTTACGAGAACGCCTACATGAGCACGCACAATACGAGATCCGTGTGTACGCTGAAGCAATGCTCAAGTTAATCGAACCGATCGTACCCGTAGCAGTTGATGCGTTTAAGAAGTCATTGGAGACCAAGTAATGCCTAAGAAGAAGAAAGATGTAGTTAATCACCCTGAACATTATACGTCTCATCCAAGTGGCGTAGAGTGCATTGATGTCACTGAGCACATGAATTTCAACTTAGGTAATACCGTTAAATACCTTTGGCGTTCAGACCATAAGGGCGCTCAGCTTGAAGACTTGAAGAAGGCGCAATGGTACCTTAATCGAGAAATAGCCAGACTGGAGGACGAATAGTGAATAAATTAAGAGCATTAATTTTGGCTGGTAAGTTCAGCATTAAAGATATTTTCCTATCCAAAGGGGAGATAGAAGTGGTGCGGTTGGCACAAATTAAGCCGATAAGTAGTGCAGGATTATCCAGAGCGAAGGGTGTCACCACTCAACGTGCCTGTAACATTTTGGCAAAACTTAAAACTAAAGGGTATCTTGAAAGTAAAGAGATCCACATCCCTGGCAATAATGCGTACCAAGTGTATTCGGTACCGAAAGCTTTAAGGAAACTGCTATGAGCCACTTCACGGTCGGGCAAGTAACATCAATACAACAGGGTTACACCACTATGAAATGCACCGTCACCGAAATAACGGCTAGCCAAATAACGCTTGAATCCGTTAATGGTAAAATAATAACCCTCCCAAACAAGAGCCCTCCTCGACAAGCTGCTTTGTCTGAAGATGGGAAAGGAAACGGATTATGAGCAACGCAGGTCACGGCAATAAGGGCGATTCGAATCGAGTGAAAGACCATAAGAATTATGGTGAGAAGTTCGACATGATCAAACAAACACACAAGCCACGTAAAAGCTGGGAGACGGAAGCGTCAAAGGCTCGACGTGATAAGCGGAGTAATCCCTAATGGCTAAGAGTTCAGAATATGAGTACGGAACGTTCGAGTATTACGAAGCCCGCACTTCAGAATTGGAGGCAGCGCTAAACACCAGTAAAGTTGAATCTAATTATTACCAAAAAGAACTAGCCTCGGCACATGAAATATTAGGTCGTGTCACTCACCAGCTTTCAGAACGTTGGGATAGTGTACGCTTAACTAAATATTACCCGACTGACAACTTGAGCGGAAATAGATCAATCTCTAACCCCTCCGGTGAGAAGAAATAACCCCACTTGCACCCATTGGGGATAGCCCGTATCATGCGGGTTATGGCTAAAAAGAAACACAATGTAATTACAGATTTAGTTGAGCTTATCGGTGAAGATAATGCTGAATACGTCCTGGGCGTTCATAAGAACACCATTTACAAGTGGACGATCCCTACCAGAAAGAAAGACTCTCGAGTTCCCAATAGCGCAGCTAAAACACTTGCCGCCTTTTACATATTCTTAATACAGACTTGCGGATGGACTATCGATGAGATCGTAAGTTCAGTCGAATCGTCTAACGACCTGCTTGCCAATTATGATTAAGGTTTATATTGCACTGGCACTCATTTTGGCATCAGCCTCAACTGGCTGGAAGACTCGAGGTTGGTACGAAGACTCTCAAGAGAAGAAGGTAATCATTGATAAGGTGGAGAAGCGCAATGAAGTTATTGCAGAAGTTGATAAGACCGTTGAAGTGGTTACAAAAATCGTTTACCGCGACCGAGAGAAGATCATCCAGTTGCCACCAATTGATACTAGTATTGAGTGTCCTATTGTTGAGCTTACCGAGCTGCGTAACCAAGCCAACGGATCTCTCGATACGCTTCTCTTCCAAAGTAAAGACGAAGTGCCAAGCACCACTAATTGAACCAATCGACGTTTCCGGAAAAGATCGAATCATTCGAGAAAATGCCATTCGTTATGGTGAGTGTGCGGGTAAAGTGGTCATCTTAATGAAGGAAGTTGAGCAACTTAGCGATTAGTCCGATTTACCCTTAGCACGCTTTTCTTTAAACCAGGGTATTGCAGTCTTGTTGCACCATAAGACGAATTGATAAGTAGCTTTGATAATACTGTATATCCCCCAAATAGTGCCGACTATGGAGGCTAAGATGCCAACGTACTGCATCCATGGAACTACCGCCGCAGCTACTGCCGTACCGCTTCCAAATGTTGCCGGAGGGCCAAGTATATCAATCGGTGTTAATTGCTCGCTCATTCTTAGTCAGCCTTCCAATTATTTTCAACGTTAAAGTAACTAGAGTCGTCACGATACCCGCGCCCACCCCCATCAATTGAATCGCTTCCATAAAATTGAAAATATCCATTCGGCGCCATCATAAAAATTGCGATTTCTAACAATGTAATTATGTGTATCCATAACAACCATGTGTCTGTAAGTTTACTACTATTGATGGCCCAGTCAATAAACTCGAATAGAATCAAGGCGATAGATGATATCATTATGATACCAATTGCAACCGCCCACGCCCGTATACTATGGGCTACAGTAACATACCCAAGCACAAGGCATACGATTGATTCTAATAAAAAAGAGGTGGGACCAACGCCAGAGGGATGATATGGGATATTAAAAAAGTGGATTAACGCAAAAAGGAAGGATAATTCTAATAATAAAAAGTCTTTTCTGCACATATAGACAGCGATTAGGAATAACCCAAGCTCTATAATTGTCCATATCTCAAAGGTTGTCATGCCTTCTTAGACTTCTTTCTTGGCTTTGGTCGATCATTGCCGCCAACGCGAGAAACTTTTGTAGGCTTAGCTTTCTTTACCGCATTCTTCTCAACTTTCTTATCTTCGGCTTTCTTTACCGCCTTCTTCTCAACTTTCTTATCTTCGGCTTTTGTTGATTTCTTCTTAGCAGCCATAATCTACATCCTCAAGTGAGTTGGATAATAAGCGATTAATCGCTCTTACCTTTAGATTGGTGTTCTTTACCGTTAGCATTGGCGTTAAGCATGCCGTGGCCACCAATCGCAGCTAAACCTAACATAAGTACGGCAGAGTCGATACCGTCCTTAGCGATAATCATGTACCCGAAGCAGATAATGGCAGATGAGATGCATGTAACTAAGTGCATGACCACTTTACGCTGACCGTCTGCAACTTTAAGACCTAACATCTCACACTCACCTATACTTATAATTACTCAACTAACTCATAAACATCACTATAGTTATCGAAGTCGTCGAATATGTTGATCCAATTATCTTTATTATACCCGTTTGGTACACCAGACTCATCACACTCAACATTAATAATGTTACCAGTTGCAGGAATACCCTCTAAAATAACTTTTACTTTTATTATCATACTTCGCACCATGGGATCGCGCCGACTGTAGGTAGCGTGAAAGCAGCCTCACCAGCGTTTACG